TTAATCCCCTTTGCTTAATGTTAATAAATAATTTTATGATGCGCGGACTACGTATTTGCGAGTTCTATCGTCTCTTTTGCCATAATCATTAAATTCTTTGCTTGTTATCTGAACAGCAAAATTATCATTATAAATTTTCTTAATAAGATAACTTTTGTTTTTTGTATGGGCTGATTCCCAGCCCTTGTTAATTATAGCCGTAATCTGTTTTTTTTCAGTTTGCGTCAAATGTAAGCCTTCAAGCATTTTGATGGATTTTACTGTTTGCGTGTTCATCTTAATCCCCTTTGTCTGTCAGCCCTTGCTGATATATAAACACTATACCATACGGGTTAGAGTGTCAACACATAAAATCACATCATAAGAAAAAAAATCAAAAAATATTTTGAGATTAAGTTTTAATGGAATGGGAATTAAAGGCAGGGGCTTTAGTTCTCATTGTCAGGGATTACATTGCTCTTGCAAACTCACCATGATATTTTAAAGCGGCTGCCTTATAAGCCCCATGAGCTTCTTCAGGCGTTTTAAATGCGCCAAGCCATTTTTGCCTGCCATCAATTACGATTCTAGCAATAAATGCGCCTCGTGAGGTGTGGCGCTTATCAAAGAAAACACCCTTAAAACCACACTTGTTTCTAGCCATAAGTTTTTTATTTCTAGAATTTTCAGCACGGGTTGCTAATCTTAAATTTGATAATCGGTTGTCATCACGCACACCGTTTATATGGTCTATTTCTTTTTTAGGAAATTCACCATACGAGATAGCCCAAATTAATCTATGGAGAAAAATGTGCTTGCCTCGAACCATTACCCGCTTATGGCCGTGACTATTATGATAACCCGCTACATCCCCTGCCTTCGCTTTGTATCTATTCACCGCCCACGTTAAAACGCCAGTTTCAGGGTCATAATTGAAAAGTTCGCGCAATTCTTCAGGTGTCATAGCAAAGCCCTGTATTGTTTATTAATGCAGATTAAGCGTGTTGATCAAAAAAATAAATTGGGGATCTTCAGATTTTGTTTCATCAATTTGAGGATCAAGTAATTTGATGAGGAAATTTGCATCAAATAAAACAGGCATTTAATGCGTCTCCCAGTCATCTCTACGCCAAAAATTGACATCAAAACTTTTCCAATCAGAGCCTTCAATTGATCTGAGTTGAGCGACAACTGCTTCTAATGGCGTATCATCGAGAACCTCGAAAGAATGAATCTTAAATTCTTCCATATCCCAAACACCTTCAGGTGTCCTTCGCCATTTGCCAACTCCACTAACACGGATAGGAGATTTCAGGTAGTGTTTAATCAACTCCATGGACCTTTCCCGAGTAGAAGTACATCTATATACTTCTCCCTCAATGCCGATAAGAAGAACGGGAACCGTATCATCTTTTCCTCCAACGGCATGCACAACACCATCTAACTCGCCAGCTTCTTTGACAACGCCATAATCGATAGGTTTTGGACGGTTGCGTCCTAGGAACTTAATGATATTTGACCCTGTAAATTCTCCTCCTGAGATTTCACCAACAGCATTATCGCAAGCAAGTTTTTCATCGATGTTACTGTAAGCTTTCATTACATCATTTGGTGCTGTACCGTCGCGTAAGCTGGCAAGTCGATTTCTAACTTTTTGAACAGCTGGTTCATCCACAATGCAAACTTGCACGGCGCTTGATGTTTCCATCTTAGAATGATGAACACTAAGTTTTTCGCCCAAAAGTGCTGCATAATCAGCCATATACTCCGCCAACCGAGCCATAGGCAGTGTCTCGGGCGTAAAGACGTCAATTTTGAAGCGATATTCATTGCCCGAAGACATAATCGTTCTCCCTATGTTCCAATGATAACATTAAATACAAATTTAAAGCTAGAGCCAAAAAGATTAGGTTAACGCTTTGTATCTATTCACTGCCCACGTTAAAACGCCAGTTTCAGGGTCATAATTGAAAAGTTCGCGCAATTCTTCAGGTGTCATAGCAAAGCCCTGTATTGTTTATTAATGCAGATTAATCGATTCAAAAACGAATATCAATGTCAAGCGGCAAATGCGGCAAAAAGAGCGGAAAATGCGGCGCGCCGCTCTAAGTGGCTGTTCCATTGAAGTTTTTTCTATTCGATTAATTCGCAGGGACTATTCGATTAGGGTCAGCGAATAGATTGTCACGGTGACAATTCGCAGTTTTTTTTATTTTTATTGTCCCCGTAAAATGATGGACAAATGCAGACTGTCCACAAATGTCTATTGACAGAGAAAGCAACAGATTTTTTATTCGCTCACTTTCCCTTGACGCCATTTGACACGCTTTGTGTTATATGTAATTGATTGTAAGACATAAAAACACGCAACGTGTTTAAACATTGGTGAACAATGGCTAATAAACGTCGATTAAACGTCAATCGTGATGAGAACGGCAAGATAAAGCGCAATACTTACAATAGTTTAAGTGAAAACTGGGCACCTACTGCGATTAAGCGCTGCTTAGATGCTGGCATGTGCTCACCGTTTGACATTTGGATTACAGCTTTAATCACTGACAAAGGCGAGAGTCATAAATCGCACGGTGTCGCGCTGATTGATCTGTATAATGTCGGCAAATGGTACGCTAAGGAGATGCGGCAATACCTCAACTCAATTGATGCGCCTCGCGTTAAATCACCCTCATTCATGCGTGTGAGTGCGACGACAGGCTCAACAGCGATTGAATGCAATCATATTGTGCGTGAGTTTCAGCGTATTTGCTCATCACGGCACCGCTCGCTATTAGATGCTGCGTGCATCGACGGGTTGCATACGTTGCGCGTTGATCAAAATGATCTACTACATGCGCTCCATAACCTCTACCAATTCAGGCGTGCGGCATCAATTCCACGCGGTTCATTCGCAGCATTGCGCCATAAAAACGCTTGACAATCCATAAAGTGCGCTTATTCTACACTCATGCTAGACGCTGCGATAAATTCATTCAAATTGATACAATCCGCAACTGGAAGCTGTACGGCTCGGATGTAAAGCTAGATGGCCTGTCTCCAATCATAGAACGTTGGACTGACTCAGTAATAGCGAATATCAAGTGCATGATCAAAGAAGATGAAAACCTTAAATGACTGACAATCAAAACACACCAGTACCGCCCGTGCCATTATACGCGCTTGTTCGCGGTGATTATGCAATCATGGTGTCGTCTGACAAAGAGCATTTGCGCACGCAATCACTGCCAACAGATCGCATCTATGCTTATGAGACGCCTCTCCCCGCTGAGGATGAGACGCGCTTGCCGTATCCATCGTTTAACGATGTAGATCATTCGCTTGGTCTTGTGACGCTTGTGCATCCGCACACGCAAATGTCGCCACGTCAAAAAAAGTTTTTTAATAAAATCAAGCGCGTGTCTGCTTATCCGCTTATTGGTGATCAGCTCGACGCAATCGTTAATCAGATCAAATCAATGGACGTCCCGCTAACCCCTGAATTTGAAGGCATTTGTGGACGCATTGATCAGGTCAAAAAAGACAATCCTTACGAGTGATTCATGCACTTGCAGCAAGTAGCCAAGGAATTTAAGCGACTAGCAACTGAGGCGGGTGTCTTTTGCAATTCGTTTTATTACCCTGTTTGCGATTCTGTACTGGGATGTGATTACGAACGTCTGGTTGTTAATTATGCTAATTCAGAGAGCGAGATGACAAACGGTTTGTGGTGCGGGTGTGATGTTTTTGGAATGAATACAATCGATGAAATTAACGAGCAGCATAACAGGCTAATGAGCGTCCTGAGTGAGTTTAAGTCATGACAGCCGGCGGTGTAAGAAGAAATGCGGGTCGTCCTCTCGGCGGTCAAAACAGAATAGACCGTGAAGCGCGTGAAAAAGCTAAGGCTGCGGGAATTACGCCATTGGATTACATGCTGCAAATATTGCGTGATGAAAGCAACGGGCGCGACATTCGCTTAGATGCTGCTAAGGCCGCCGCTCCTTATCTGCACGCAAAACTTAATAGCGTTGACATGCAATTAACAGGCAAAAACGGCGGCGCGATGGAGATGGTAACACGCATTGAACTTGTAGCGCCTAGCCTAAACGAGGACGGCGCTTTTGACCTCAACGCAACAGATCATAATCCCGCCTAAGCTTATACCTGTTTTCGTTGGTGAGGCAGATATTCGTGCGGCTTATGGTGGTCGCGGCTCTGGCAAAACACGCACGTTTGCAAAGATGACGGCTGTTAAAGCCTACATGTTCAGCATGTTAGGCTATAAAGGGATCATCCTTTGTTGCCGTGAGTTTATGAACTCGCTTGACGATTCATCAATGGCGGAAGTCAAAGAGGCGATTTTAAGTGAGCCTTGGCTTGCTGCGCATTTTGATATTGGCGAGAAATACATACGCACACGATGCGGAAGTGTCTCATACAAGTTTGCTGGCCTTGATCGCAATATATCAAGCGTCAAATCAAAAGCGCGTATCTTGCTTTGTTGGGTTGATGAAGCTGATCCCGTTACAGAAACGGCTTGGCAAATCTTAATTCCGACATTGCGTGAAGAGGTTAGCGAATTATGGGTCACTTGGAATCCTGATAGCAAGCATAGCGCAACGGATGCACGGTTTCGGCAAGTCAAATCTGGCAGGATTAAAATTGCTGAGATCAACTATAAAGACAACCCGTGGTTTCCTGCGGTGCTTGAAAGGGTGCGTTTAAAGGACATGGAAGAACGCCCCGATAGCTACGCGCATATTTGGGAAGGCGATTATGCGCAAGTCATAACAGGCGCATATTTCGCCAAGCAGATCAATGAGATGAAAGCGCAAGGGCGATTAAGCCGCGTTGCTGCTGATCCTCTCATGACAACGCGTGCTTATTGGGACATCGGCGGCACTGGTGACAAATCAGACGCTTGCGCTATTTGGATTGTTCAATTCGTCGGGCGTGAGATAAGGGTGCTCAACTATTATGAGGCACAAGGTCAACCGCTCGCAACACATGTGCAGTGGCTTAGATCAAGCGGGTATGAGAATGCTTTGTGCGTGCTTCCTCATGATGGGCGCTCGCATGATAAGGTTTACAAGGTCACATATAAAAGCGCTCTTGAAGAAGCTGGTTTTAATGTTCGCGTGATTGAAAACCAAGGTGCGGGTGCTGCAATGCTTCGTATTGAAGCTGTTAGGCGTTTGTTTCCGTCCATCTGGATCAATGAAGCGACAACTCACGGCGGCGTTGATGCACTTGGCGCTTATTGCGCAAAATTAGATGAAAAACGCAAGGTTGATTTAGGACCGAACCATAACTGGGCATCACACGCGGCGGATGCATTCGGGCTTATGGCTATTGATTACGAAGTCCCCAAGGACACAAAAACACATGACATCATTAACAAATTACGACAAGGCCGAGGCGGAGGGTCTGGCTGGCAAGGCGCGTGATAAAGAGGATGATGATGGCTTCCTTAAGCTTATGCGTGAGCGTGCTTCTCGCGGCGTTGAATATGAGCGCAACAATACAAGAGAAGCGTATCAGGATTTAGAGTTTCGCGCTGGCATTGGTCACTGGGACGAGAAGATTAAGAAAGACCGCGAAAACGCTGATAGGCCATGCTTAGTCGTTAATCGTTGCCCTCAATTCATCAATCAGGTGACAGGCGATATACGCCAGATGAACCCTACGTTTAAAGTGGTTGGCATACAAGACAACGATAAAGACAAGGCCGAAGCGGTCAATCAGATACTAAGGCACATCACTTATAATTCTGTTGCGTCCGATGCGTTTTATTATGCTGCTGATAGCCAAGTAACGGCTGGGATTGGTCATTGGCGTGTCACGACTGATTATGCAGATGATGATACAGACCTTCAAGAGATACGCATCGAGCGTGTTGACGATGGTGTCGGTGTTATTTGGGATCCCGATGCGACAAGACCAGATCGCAGTGACGCGCAATGGTGTTTCGTCCCTGTTGATATGACGCTTGCGGTTTTTAAAGAAAAATACCCCGATGCGTCAACCTCTGGTTTTGATGACATCCATCAATACCGTGCGCATTCGATGCATGGCACTGACTCATGGTGGTCTGAAAACGATAACATTCGCGTTTGTGAGTATTGGGTTAAGAAAAAAACAAAAAAAGACATCATTCGTGCGGATGACTCTGTTATCCAGCGCGATGCTACCACCATTTGCAAATACGTTGTCACCTCAACGGAAATCCTTGAAGATGCTATTGAATGGGGCGTTTCAAAGGGCAAGAAGAACGCTAAGCATATTCCGATTGTGCCGATCATTGGCGAGGAAGTGCGGGTAGGTACAAAAACCTATCGTCACGGTAAAATCAGGTTCATTAAGGACGCGCAGCGACGTTTAAACTACTTCACGTCATCTCATGTGGAAGTCGTTGCATTACAGCCTAAAGTGCCGTTTATCGCGGCAAAAGGTCAGCTTGATGATCATTTAGAGATGTGGAGTGGTGCAAACACCGACAATCTCCCCGCTCTGATCTATACGCCTGTATCTGGTGCAAGTGCGCCTCAACGCTCGCAGCCCCCCGTCTCGTCGCAAGGAATAGGCGAGGGGATTAATCTCGCCGTTGAGGACATGAAGGCCATTACAGGCATTTATGATAGCGCTCTTGGCAATAGATCGAATGAGACATCAGGCGTTGCTATTCAAGCGAGGGATAGACAAAGCGACACTGGTACATATGTTTACATCGAGAACTTTAAACGTGCGCTTGAGCATACAGGGCGCATCATTCTTGAGATGATCCCGCATATTTACGACACAGAACGTGTTTTGCAAGTCATTGGTGAAGATGGCGCGGTGAATGAAGTCGATCTAAACAAAGCGCTGCTTTTGGGCGGTCAAGACTTCATCCAGAACGACATGAGCAATCTTTCCTATGATTTGCGCGTTGAAACGGGCGCGTCTTACACCACAAAGCGCATGGAAGCCAAAGACGGAATGATGAGCTTCTTGCAGTCTAACCCCGCTGTGTCTCCAATGATTGCCGATCTGGTGGCCAAGTCTCAAGACTGGCCTTTGTCCGACAAGATTGCCGAGCGTTTAAAAACAATGCTCCCCCCTGCGATATTAGCCGCTGAGCAAGAAGAGGAAGGCGCTCAACCAAAACAACCGCCTATGCCTTCACCAGAAGAACAAGCGGCTATGCAGATGGAAATGGAAAGCAAGCAAGCTGACATGGCGATGAAACAAGCCGATGTGAACATTAAGAACGCACAAGCGCAAAAAGCCCAAGCAGACGCAATGAAAGCCGATCTTGAGCTTAAAAAGGCAGAAGCTGAAATGGCTGGCATGATGCAGCCTATTCAAACCGTTGATCCGCGTGTCGATATGCTCGCGCAAAACGTCAACACGCTAGAGCAAGCACTAAGCCAAATTATCGCCATGTTAGAGCAACCTCAAGAGCCGCAAATGGCATTTGAGCCTCAAGAGCAAATGATAATGCAAGATTTAGAGCAAGGCCAATTTGTCCAGCCTTCGCCCTATGACGAATTTGCAGGAGCCAACGCATAAGGCGCGGCATTCTCGCAATGATCAGCCCCTTTAGAGGGGCTTTTTTTATGGACAAAACCAATGACAGATCAAGACACTAGTGCGCCAGAGTTAGTTGAGGAGAAGCCTTCAGAGGCTGCTTTAGAACCTAACAATGAAGCGTCTAAAAACGATGCGGATCAAGAGCAAGACAATCCTCAAGATGATGATCATGAGGGCGATGAAGACGGAAGCGACGAAGGCAAGGAAGCGCGTAAAAAGCGCTCTAGGTCGTCACGTTACCGCGACAAAATCACGGCGCTTGAAGAACGTATTTCGATATTAAATCAGAGACTTGAAAAGAGTGCAGAGCCTACAGAGCGGCCTAAGCTTGACGATTATGCAGACTATGACGATTATGAGGCAGCCCGTGGTGAATGGGTCTTCAAGAAAGCAACGTCTGAAATAAGAGCGGCTGACGCAAAAGAAGAGCTTGAAGCAGTCCAGCGTGAGCGGATTGAAACGCTCGCTAGCGATCACAAAATGCGTGAGAGTGAAGCGAAAAAAGTCATCCCTGATTATGATCAAGTCATATCGAATTACAAAGGCCAAGCGCCAAAAGATCACGTTGCCGCAATCATCCTTGAAAGCGATAAATCTGCTCTTTTAAAATACCATTTTGCATCGAACCCCCGAAAATTAGCCGAAATCAACAGCATGTCCCCGCTCTCTGCGGCGCGTGAAATCGGTCGGCTTGAAACCTCTCTGTCATCACCAAAATCAAAAACACAAACAGACGCTCCCGCTCCATCAGGGGCGCTTAAGGGCGGCACATCTCCATCCAAATCAACCAATGAAATGTCAGTCAGCGACCTTGAAAACGCTTTCAGAAAAAAAGGTCTGATCTGACAGCCAATTTAATAAGGATTCAATAAAATGCCTTCCAATATTTTAACAAATGACACCATTGCCAAAGCTGCAATGGTTATTCTCAAAAACGAGACAGACGTTTTAAAAACGTTTTATCGTGGTTATGAAGAAGACTTCGGCGCTAAGAAAAATGGCTACAAAGAAGGCGACACAATCACAATCCGTCGCCCTATTGATCCATCTGTGCGCCGTACAGTTGTCGCGTCTGTTCAAGAGTCCATTGAGGGCAGTGTCGATCTAAAAGTTAACAAGCCTTATGGCTCTGATCTGACTTTTAGCACAACTGATCGTACATTGAGCATTGAGAACTTCACTGAGCGTTTCATTAAGCCCGCTGTAACAAATATTGTTCAGACAATCATCTCGGATGCGATGGGTGAGTTTTACCCGTTCGTCAATAACTGGGTGGGTACGGCTGGAAGCACGATTGATAGTTATTCAGACTTCCTTGTGGGCACAACCCGCATGAATAAGCTTGCAATCCCGATGGATAATCGCTTTGCCGTTCTTGATGAAACAGATCATGCGGCGCTTGTTGGTGCTCTACCGTCTCTCTTTGTTGCGGGTGATACGAACCGCGCACTTAAAGAAGGCAAGTTACCAATGCTGAATAAAGTCGGCGTTATGTCATCTAACTTTGTGAAAATCCACACAGTCGGTGATCATGGCGGAACACCTCTTGTTCGTGGTGCAAGCCAGAACGTGACGTATGATAGCGTTAAAACCTCTTCTTTGTGGTCGCAAACGTTCGCAACGGATGGTTGGTCAACCACAAAAGTCTTGAAAAAAGGCGATGTGTTTACAATTTCAGGCGTGAACGCTGTTAACCCACGCACAAAAGAAGATACTGGGTTTCCCATGCAGTTTACGCTTGTTGCTAATGTGACAACGAATGCGAACAGTGCGAACGAAACAACGCTCACAATCAGCCCTCCGATCATCTCGTCTGGTGTGCATCAAAACTGTACCGCTGCCCCAGCAGATAATGCTCCTATCACAGTTAAAGGCACGGCAAACACAGGCTATCAACAGAATTTGTTTTATCACAAAAACTCGATGGCGATTGTGTTTGTGCCGCGTGAAATCCCTGCTGGTGCGGCGGACGTTTCGCGCATCACCGAGGACGGCATCAGCGTCATGCTTGAGCCTGTTCGTGATGGCGTGAACGACACAAGCTTCCATCGTCTCGATGTTCTTTGCGGGTTCAAGTGTATTGAACCGCGCTTAGCTGTTCGCGTCTCTGGAACATAAACCTAAATCATATCAATCATTTATAAGGACTTTTTGAAATGGCAGTACGTCAACTCTCTAACAATGATCCCGATGGTCAATCTTTAGGCCAAAGCGTTACCGATAAAATCTCTTTCTATAACTCAACCCCGATTGTTCAACGCTCTGGCGCTGCTCTTGCTGCTATTACTGACAGCACGGGCGGTACTGGTGCTGCGACATTTGCGGCGATTACAGCGGGTGGTACATACGCTCAAGCGGATATTGTGGCGATTAAAAATGCCTTGGCATTTATTGCCGCTGAACTCAATGAAATCCGTTCAACGCTTGTTGCTTACGGCCTTCATAAAGGCGCTGCATAATGACTAAATCCCGCTCCAACATCATTGAGGGTGCTCTACAAATCCTTAACGTTGTTGGGGTGGGGCAACCTGTGTCTGCTGAGGACAATGCCGTTGTTGATATAGACGCGGCTGCTGAGTATCTCGCATCAAGACGAATTACTGACATTGTTAATCAGGTTCAAGATGGTGAGCTTGATGAGCAATGGTTTATCCCGTTTTGTGAGTTTGTCGCGGCAAAGTATGGAATGCGGTTCGGCAAAAGCTTTGCTGAAATGAAAACGCTTGAGGCTTCGGCGCTTGAAGATTTGCGCGACATTGAAGACCGCACAAGACCAGTTCAGCATCTTAAGATTAATTGGCGCAATCCATAAATGGTTGACGTTCCTTTACCCACGCTCTCAAGCCCTGCTGAGTTTTCGGAAAGCGGGGGGCGCTTAATCAATACATACGTTGAGAAGCTAAACGATGGACGCATTGCAAGAAAGCGCGTTGCTGGTTTGCGTGAGATTGTTGAGATAGCCGATTACACGCATTGTCGGGGCTTTCTTAATATCAATGAGAACGTGCTAGCGGCGCTTGATAACAGGCTTGTTTATATTACCAGCAATGGCGATGGCACTTATTCATCGACTAATTTAGGGGGTTTGTCTGGTACTGGTCAGGTTTATTTTGCACGCAATAACAAAAGCCCAACACCTGATATTGTCGCTGTAACAGACTCAACGGCTTATTTGCTTACGACAAGCGGCGCTCCCGCAAGTTATCCTGATGCTGATGTGGGGTCGCCAATAGCCGTATGTTTCTTAGGTGGCTATTTCGTCTTTGTTTATGGCGATGGACGCATGAGAACGACTGCGCTCAACGATACGGCAATCAATACGCTTGACACTGCCTTTGCAGAAAGCAAGCCAGACGGTCTTTTGAGGGCAATACCTTTAGGGCGTGATCTGATCGCATTCGGCAAGGAAACAACGGAAATATGGCGCAACACGGGCAACCTTGTCGCCTTTCCCTTCACGTTCCTTGACACGCTCTCTTATGGCATTGCGTCATCATCTGCTGTTGCGGGGTTTGAGGCTGGCTTTACGCAGCCTCCCATGTTTGTCGGGGATGATAATAAAGTTTATCAAATGAGGGGCTATACGCCAACGCCTGTGAGCAATCACACCGTTGAAAGAGACATCGAGAATTTAGTCGATAAGAATGAGCTAGAAGCGTGCGTTTACATGCACGCGGGCCATCCGTGTTGGGTTCTTTCCTGCCAGTCGTGGACATGGGAATACGATTATTCAACGGGCGGCTGGTATGAGCGCACAAGTTATGAACAATCGCGGTGGCGTGGTTCATTCACGGTTAAAGCGTTTGGCTCTTGGCTTGTCGGGGATGCTTACAACGGCAAAATGTATCTCGTTGATCCTGAGTATTACAAAGAAGGCAACGATCCTTTAATCGCGACGGTTATCAGCGCGACAATGAGTGCATTCTCAACGGGTGCAAGTTGGCACGCGCTCAACATTGATATGAACACGGGGGTTGGCGTTAGAACGGGCGCTGTTCCTATTGAGACAGATCCGCAATGCATGATCAGTGTATCGCGCAATGGTGGCGTGACGTTTGAAAACCCTATTCGTCGTGCGATTGGCAAAGAAGGCGATTATCGCGCTCAAATCAGAATTAATCGGCTGGGCAAAGTATCTAACAAAGGGTTTCAAGTACGCATTGATGTTTCAGACCCTGTTAATTTTACTTTGTATGCCGCTGACGCTGACATTGTGAAGCTTGCAAACGCATGAGCATTGAACTTCAGCCTATCCCGAAAATCAATTCAAGCCCTGTTTCGGGTGTTGGGACTACGTTTGATCCTATTTTCTACACGTTCAACTATTCGATGTTTGCGTGCGTGAGTGATCTCAGAACAAGGATGAAGATCACGTCTTTAGCGGCTGATCCAACAACAAGTGACATTCAAGACGGCGATGTAAGGGTGTTCGAGAACACAACCAGCGGTCAAGTGCGTTGGTGGGTCAATCACGGTGGCACGCTTAAAAGCATCCAATTCACGTAAGGATTTAAAACATGCCAAGTGCAAAAGGTGCGCGTAATGCTGCGATATGGGGCGCTCAAACCGTTCAAGACGGTGAGAAACGCGTTCTCGGTGAATATGACACAGGCTATAATGAGGCCAAGGGCTACCTAAGGCAGGGCGATGAATACTATAAGCCTTATGCTGACAGATACGGCGCGGGTTCTGAGGCTTATTCTAATGCGCTTGGCTTGGGCGGTGAGGCTGGCAATCAAAGCGCTCTAGGGATGTTTCAAAGCTCTCCGCTTGCCAGATTAATGAAAGACAACGCTCAACAGGATAGCCAAGGCATTTTGCGCAAGGCTTCTGCGGGTGGGATGCTTAATAGCGGAAATACTGACACCGATGTGATGAGCTATATGGCGGGGCTGTATAACAAAACTTATGGCGATCATCTTGGTCGGCTTGGCGAGATGGATCAACGCGGTTTGCAAACGGCGCAATTGAGAAACAACAATCTCGGCAATTTGGCAGGACTTGCAAGCAATTATTACAATCAGCGCGGCTCAACCATTCAAGACAATATCAACAACATTACAGGTATGGGAATGGGTGCGTTCAAAGCTGGTGATGATGTGAAGGCCAAGCAAGAAGCGAACTGGGCGGCTGGGGGTAAGGCTCTCGCGTCGCTTATGGGGTCTGGCATGGGCAGCGGTGGCTTGTTCACAAAGATTTTTACAGGGGGTAAATAATGCCGCCTATCCCAGTTTACGATTTCACGACCAAAGATTATGGCGTGGCAGACATGATCGCGTCTATGCCTGACGCTTTCTTTTCAGGTTATGATCGTGCGCAAAAACGATTAAAAGAAAATCAGGAAGCAGACGCGAAAGACAGAAGTTTTCAGTCTGTTTTTGGATTGGGAGGCGGGGAGCAAGATCAAAACATAGTGGCTCAACCGTCCTCGCCTGTTGCTGCATTAGGCTTAGGCGCGCCACAACAAGCGCAAACAAGCCCTAGAATTGATCAAGCCTTTGCAGATGCACAACCAAAAATGCCTTCATTCCAAGCCATGCAGGGTGGTGACATGGGCGACGTTAAGAGCAAGGTTTACAATTCGCTTATTAAAAACGGCGTTTCACCTGTTGCTGCGATTGGCTTGACGGGCAATCTTGCACAAGAAAGCGGCTTTAGAACGGACGCTCGCAACCGTGGCGATGGCCGAGACGGTTCGGACAGTATCGGGCTTGCACAATGGAACCAAGACAGGGCAAAAAACCTTTTGGGCTTTGCAGCATCAAAGGGGCTTGATTGGCGTGATCCTGACGTACAAGGCGCGTTTATTGCGCATGAGCTTAAGACAACGGAAGGCAGGGCAGGGCAAGCACTGGCGCAAGCACAAACACCAGAAGAGGCGGCAAGGGCTGCTATCGGCTATTTCAGACCCGCTGGCTTCACATGGAATAATCCTATGATGGCTCATGGGGCTGAGAACAGGATTGCTCAAGCAAGGCGTGCGGCGCAAGAGTTTGGTGTTAGTGGTCAGCAAACCGCATCAGCACCAGCACAGGGCTCAACGGAAGCGCAAGGCTTTGTTGCGCCACAGCAAGGGCAACAGCCTCAACAGAACAGCTATGCACAACAGCTTATGGCACGCGCTCAAGCCCTTGCAAGACAGGCTCAAGCGACTGGGAACAGAACGTTAAAAGATCGTGCTGTTGAAATGCATGACAAAGCCATTGAAGCGCAACAAAAGGAAACATACGGCTTTCAAGCCTTTGGTGATCAACTGCTAAGAACAGACCCACGCACGGGGAAAACCGAAGTCATTATGAATAAGCCTAGTGAAAACAAAAAACCTGTTCTCGTTCAAGAATATGAATACGCTAAAAACAATGGTTTCCAAGGGTCAATTTTTGATTATCAAAAAGCAGTTGAAGAAGCTAAAAGAGGCGGCAAAGGCACAGGGAGCGAGCTTGATAAAGTAGCGGAAAGAGAACAGGCGGCTGATAAATTAGGGCTTCAAGGTGAAGATAGAAGGCTTTATTTAGCAAATGGCAAAGTCCCTGCGGGTTCTGAAAAGCTAACAAATGATCAAGCAAACGCGGGTTTGTACGCTGATAGAATGCGAAAATCTAATGCTATTTTAGAAAAGCCTGAAATCGAAGGTGAAGCATTAAGCTTAAAACAAAAGGCTTATTCTTCAATCCCTGTTATCGGCAATTACGCAGTGAGCAATAAATTCCAATTATTAGATCAAGCGCGGAGAGATTTTATTAACGCTACATTAAGACGTGAATCAGGGGCGGTCATCCAGCCCGTCGAATTCGACAATGCAAACAAGCAATATTTCCCGCAGCCTGGGGATAGCGCCGCCGTTCTTGCGCAAAAGAAAGCAAACCGTCAGACTGCTATTGATGGAATTTCTCGTGCTGGTGGAGTTTCTTACTCGAAGGAGAATCCAGCGGGGACTAAAGCAAATAACGCTCAACAACCGCAACCTTCGCAGATAACAAGTGAACAGCAATATCAAACACTTCCATCGGGTGCAAAATATATTGACCCGCAAGGCCAAATAAGGACTAAAAGATGAGCTGGTGGGAAAACGATCCTATAGAGCCAGCCGCGAAATCTGGTGAGTGGTGGGCTAATGATCCTGTTGATCAACCTTCTCCACAATCGCGCATTGATCAAGCGTTTGACGTACAAGCGCAAAATCCCCCTACCGAATTATATGGGCAGGGTGGCAGTTTAGCGCGGGGGGCTTTACAGGGTGCAACGCTTAATCTTGCAGACGAAGCAACAGGGCTTGCAAATGCCTCTCCTATACCGGGTGCACAACGTCAAGGCATGGTTAATCTCAATCCTGTTGATATGCTTGCAGGTGCGGCGCGTATTGGCGCTGAATATCTTGCGCCTTCAATATTTGGCAAGGGTGGTC